ATGAACGGGCTACCGTAGGTAGAATGGAAGAAGTAGTGCCACAGGTATTTATTTAGGCGGACATGAAAGCAACAATTTTGCAAATCCTAGGTGCAGGTTTAGTTTCTGCTGGAGCAGCCATAATCTACCCACCACTGGGTCTAATCATAGCGGGCGTGGCAGCAGTAATTTTCGGTATAGCCCTGGAGCGTAGCTAATGCTAAACAATCTTTTTGAAAAGCGCGCAATTTCATTCCAGACCGTTTGGGGTTCTGGTGACTTTGTAGATGTTCAGTCACAATCTGGGACTGTAATCAATTCTGATACCGCAATGCAACTCAATGCTGTATTTGCTGCCGTATCTCTAATCTCTGACACAATTTCAACTTTGCCGATTGATGCCTACATCAGATCGCAAGGTGCGCGCTATCCACTACGCCCAAGACCAGTCTGGGTAACAAAGCCAGATGTTGATACAACCAAAGAAGCTTTTTATGGTTCTGCAATTGTTTCGCTTTTGCTAGAGGGCAATGTATTTATTCGCGTATTCCGTAATAGACGCGGCGAAATTGTTGACATGAAAGTTCTAAACCCATTAGATGTTGAAATCAGACGCAATGGTCAAGGCAGAGTTATTTTCAATGTCAAAGGTTCAGAGCGCGCACTTACTAAAGAAGAAATCGTTTTCATTCCAGATGTTGTAAAGCCAGGCTCACTGCGTGGAATTTCACGCGTAGAGGCACTAAAAGAAAACTTCGGTCTAGCATCAGCTCTAGAAAAGTATGCAGCTAGATTCTTCGGTTCAGGAACTCAGACATCAGGTGTTCTAGAAGTTCCAGGCAACCTAACAGCCGAACAAGCTAAGTCAATGCAAGAAGCATTCGACTCACGCCACCGCGGATGGGCAAGAGCGCACAAGACAGCAATCATTACTGGTGGAGCGCAATACAAGCCAACCAATGTTCCAAACGACCAAGCTCAGTTCCTAGACAGCCGCAGAATGGCCGTTGAAGATGTTGCTCGTGCTTTCAACATTCCACCGCACCTACTTGGACTTCCAGGCACAAACACTTACGCATCAGTTGAACAAAACAACATTGCTTTCGTAACGCACACGCTACGCCCAATTGCACAAAAGATTGAAGGCGCACTTACCGCATTGCTATCTGAAGAAACTGGAAAAGAAGCAGCTTTTGTAAAATTTAGTTTGGATGGCCTGCTACGCGCAGATGTAAACACAAGAACCGAAGCATATGCTCGCGGACTTCAGTCTGGTTACTACAAAATCAATGACATTCGCCGCTTTGAAGATCTAGAGCCAATTGACGATGCTTCGGCAGAAACAGTGCGTGTTCCACTTGCAAATGTGAATGTGGATGCCGCTGACCTATCTGCAATGTCCGCCAAGGTTGACATGGCCCAGAGATTGATTCAGGTTGGCTTCGACCCAGCAGATGTTATGGCAAAGCTTGAGCTACCAGACATTACACACACTGGTAAGGATTCGGTCCAGCTACAAGCAGAGGCGCAACAGTGATAACAAATGGCAGAACTTCAGTTGGAACCGTGGCCAGTGCTATAGATGGTGTATGGAATAATCCATCAATAATTACCATTCACAATGACGACAACACCGCTGAGGTTTATCTTGGTGGAAGTGCAGTAACAATAAGCACTGGGCTACAACTTGTGAAACTTGAGAGCTATCAATTTCAATTACAACCCCTAGAACAAATCTATTGTGTAAGCCCTAAAAACGGCCACAATGTTAGCTGGATGAGGCAGACAATCTAATGCCATACTACATTTCAAATAAAAACCCAGATTGCTCAGGTTGGGCAGTAGAAAAGTCCGATGGCGAAGTAATGGGTTGCCACGGATCTAAGCAAGATGCAATTGACCAGATGGTTGCGTTATCTCTAGCAGAGGACATGGAGCCAGGCGGAGAACGAGCTATGCCTGGAACGCTAAAGGTTGGCGACTATGTTTCCTGGAACTCGTCAGGTGGACGAGCAAGAGGAGAAATCAAAGAGATTGTCGAGGATGGTCGCATCAATGTTCCAGACAGTTCAGTCACAGTCGTAGGAACACCCGCAGACCCAGCCGCACTAATTCAGGTTTATGAGCAATACAACGGCGGTTGGAGAGACACCGATGTTTATGTCGGACACAAGTTTTCAACGCTTACTCAAATAGCCCCACTTCCAGAACCAGAAGATGAGTCGGAAGATGAGGACGATGATGATGACATGGAAGAAAATTCCATCCCAGAGACGGAATACAGACAAGTCAACCTAGAGCCGCCCGCTTACATGCGAGCAGCAGCCCGCAGGGGCCTTGAATACTACGAGCAAGGATTCGGTGGAGATGGATTGGTTGACAGGACGATTCGCGAAGCGCGAGCCATGGCAGCGGGCAATGTCACTGCTGACAAGTGGGTTAGGATTCGGGCTTGGATTGCTCGTCACCTTCCTGATTTGGATAGTCCCGCCGCACGACCTGATTCGCCTGATTATCCTAGCCCTGGTGTAGTTGCACATTTGCTTTGGGGTTCAGGTCCATCTGCGTTCAGCACAACGCACACTTACTTATGCAGAAGGTGTGGTTGCTAGAATTGAAGAAGAAAACGAAGGCCGAGCGAAAGGCAAAGCATTGTCGAAGATAGAAACACGCGTAACCCCAATTCAGTTTGAGGTCCGCGAAGATGGCGACTACATGACCTTTGAAGGTTATGCAGCAGTATTCAACGAGCCATCGGAGCCACTGCCTTTCATTGAGCGCATCGCTCCAGGAGCATTCAAGCGCTCTATTGAGGCCCGTAATGACATCAAGCTACTTTGGAACCACGACAGTGGAACAGTTCTTGGTTCGACCCGTGCTGGAACCCTAAAGCTTTATGAGGACACCCGCGGACTCAAGGTAATCGCTCAGCTTCCAAACACAACCGCTGGACGCGATGCCTCTGAGCTGCTACGCCGTGGCGATGTAGATTCCATGAGCTTTGGATTCAGTGTTCCGTCAGGAGGAGACGAATGGTCCCAAGACGGGTCAGAACGCACCCTCCGCTCAGTAAGACTTCACGAAGTTTCAATCGTTGCTTTCCCTGCTTACTCAAGCACGGCAGGCACAACATCGGTTCGCGGGCTTGACAAGGTAGCCGAAAGAGCGCAGGTAGATCCTGATGCCCTGGCAGACGCCATTATCAAGCTAGAAGAAGGCAAGGAGCTTTCAGAAGATGAAGGCCGCCTTTTGAACCAGGCAATCAACTCCTACACCCTGAAGGAAGAAGCACAACCAGAAGGTGACTTGGAAAAGCTTGCCCTAAAGAAAATGAAGCTGAAACTACTGACAGGAAAGTAAATGGCAACCAAAGAGCAAATCAAGGCAGCAATCCTAAAGGTTGCTGGAAACCCAGAGACAGGCGTAATTTTTCAGTTGGCAGATGCCATGGCTGAAGCAGTTGTTGGCTTAGATGCTCCAGCTAAGGCTGAAGCCGCCTCCTATGAGCCAACGAAAGAAACCCGCGTATTGAAGGCTGACGAAAAGCGGTAGCCCCTGACCGCTAACCCAAGCGGGTTCCCCCAGAGTGTCCTTTCCTCTGGGGGTTTTCTTTTGATTATGGAATTCAGTTGTAAAATTTATACATCGGATGTGAGTCAGCTCTGCCGTGTTCAGTTTGCGTCAGCGCGACTGTAATTCATGTAAATCAAATAAGGAGACTAAATGTCTGAGTTCATCAAGGCTCAGCAGGAGATCCGCGCAAACCTTACCGAGCAGATCCGCGATGTAATCGAGGGTGCTGAGAAGGAAGGTCGCGGTCTAGACGCTGCTGAACTAGAGAAGATTGACCGCATTGAGGCCGACATCACTCGTGCTGACAATGCAATTGCTGTTGCAAAGCGCAACGAGGAGCGCGCAGTAGAGGCTTCAGTAGCTTCTAAGGGCTTCGCTCTACCAGAGAAGTCAGAGCGTTCAGCTTCTGACGTTCTACGCGAGATTGCTGCTACCCGTGGCGCTCACACCTTCAACAGGGAAGAAAGAACTCTAGTTCCTTCCGCAAACACCGTTCCAAAGTCATTCTTTGACGAGGTATTCGATGTTGCTCGCCTTGTTGGTCCAATGCTAGATGTAGGACAGAGAATCAACACCACTTCTGGTGAGGACATCACTATCCCAACTCTTACCGCATACAGCACTGCAACCCTAAAGGGAGCTGGCACTGCTCTTGACGAGTCTGAGCCAACTTACAGCTCCATCACACTACAGGCCTACAAGTATGGTCTGCTCATCCCAGTATCGAACGAACTGATTGCTGACGCTGGATTCAACATCTCTGCTCACCTTGCAGAGCAGGCTGGTAACGGCCTTGGATTCGCAGTCAACGCAGCTCTAACCACTGGTGACGGAACAAACAAGCCAAATGGTGTTGTAACCGCTGCTGGTTCTGGTATCACTGGTGGAACTGGTGTTGCTGGTGCGTTCACCGCTGACAACCTGATTGACCTTCAGTATTCACTTGACGGAGCTGCTCGCAGACTCCCAGGTGTTGCTTACATGGCAACAGGCTCATCTATCGGTGCAATGCGTAAGCTCAAGGACGTAGCAGGTAACTACCTCTACACCGTAAACGTTGGACAGCCAGACAACTTCGCTGGTTACCCAGTTGTGGAGAACCCAGCCATTGCCGCAACAGGCACTGGTGCAAAGTCCGTCCTATTCGGACACTGGCCTTCATACAAGGTCCGCGTTGCTGGTGGAATCCAGGTCGCTACCTCAACTGACTACGCATTCAACAAGGACGAAACATACTTCCGAGTAATGATGCGCGTTGACGGTGACTTGACTCACGCAAGCCACATCAAATACTTCATCGGTGCTGCTAGCTAGTATCCGCTGAAATAGCTGAAGCCCCCGCAGATCTAGGTTGCTGCGGGGGTTTCTTTTTGCTATGGTGAAGCTATGTCAAAACAACCTAGAATCAACGGCGCTATTGCACTTGCCTCAAACAGCCCAGGTATGCCTACTGGCTATGGCAATCAAGCAAAGCTACTTGCAGAACACGCAATTCGATCAGGGATGAAGTTTGCTGCCCTGTCAAACTATGGGCTAGAGGGCGCACATTCGACTCTGGACATTGCTGGAGAAAAAGTCCCACACTATCCCCGTGGATTCACGTTGTATTCAACAGATGTAATGCAGCCCTGGTATGACGACTTCAGCAGCAAACATAAAGACACTAAAACAATTCTTATGACCCTTTACGATGTATGGGTCTATAACGAGCTAAAGTTTGATGGCCCAATAGTTTCTTGGGTTCCACTGGACCATACAACACCGCCGCCAAAGGTCATTGAATTCCTAAAGCGCGAAAATGTAACCTCAATCGCAATGTCACCACACGGACAGCAGCAGCTAGATTCGGTGGGAATTCAGTCAATCTACATTCCGCACGGTATAGACACAAAGATTTACAAACCAACGGCTGAGCTACAGGGAATG